CTCATTTTCTTGATAAGTACCTTCAGCGTCTCCGTCGAATTTCCAATTACCAAATGATGCTACGAACAACAAGTCTAACATATCATTAACCATATAGTTTGTTTCAATCTCAACACCTGAGTGTTTTTGATTTACTCCTCTTAGGAAAATAATATCTGTGTCGCCTGATGAACCTTGACCAGTAGAAACTGATTTAGTTAAGTTTCTGTCTTGCCAATCTGTCATATAAGCACTTGCGTTTACACCGAGTTTACCAAGTCTGTAATTAACTCCAAATTCGTTGTGTAGGAATTTTTCGTTGTCTGGGTCTGTTGCTACGTTACCAGAGTAATCAATTACATTATCCAAGATAGGTGCTTTTTCTACTAATCCAGTATTGAAAAATACATTCATATCTGGGTTAACATCATACATTGCACCACCTTTTAATTGGTAAGTTTGAATTGGGTCTGCTTTTACTAACTCTTGTTCTACCGTGAACCAATCTTGATATGAGTATTCAATACTTGATACTCCACCCATACCATATAGATTTAGTTTGTCAGTAGTGTAGTTAAATTGTGCAAATCCACCAATCCAGTCTACGGTTGTTTCATTGTGGTATGCGATTATGTCACCAAGTTTAACAACTTTACCTTCTTCGAAGTTGTCGTCTGCGTAGTCTACATAATAATCACCACCAAGTAAATCACGAACTTCACGAGCGTGTTCAATACCTGCCGTTCTCCAATCAAGACCGAATTGTAATTCCAATTCAGGATTTACAACATAGTTTAATTTTGAAATCAAACCATATGTGTCTTGTCTGTTGATAGAATTTCTAAGAATTCCTGTTGAACGATTTTCAGCTGTTGAGAAGTTCTCATCAATGTTGTCAGAATTTTGTGCAATTTCTGCATTCCAATCCCAAGTCCAAGGTGAAGATGCGTACCATCTTTCTCCTGCAACTGCTGGCATTCTTGATACACTTCCGTAAGTTCCTGTTCCACCACCTGAACCACCACTCCAATAGAATACTGATGACAATCTTGTTTTGTCATTTAATTCTAAGAAATGATTGATGTTCACTAATGGTTTGTGGAAAAAGTTCTCTCTTTCGTTAAGAAAGTTTGAACTATATCTATTAGTTGTGTTCGCTCCATACATATACCAATATTGTTTACCTGTATATGATGGGTCAATAGGTGCGACATTCTGATTGAAAAATCTACCTGCTTCGGTTTCGAACTTGTTGCCTTCTGCGAAAGCATCAGTATCGTATCCGTCAATATCACCTGCTAACTCTTGTGAGTAAGTTGCGATATTTTGCTTGTATAGATTTTGTCCGTGTCGTTGTGGGGCACCGATTGCGTACATTTCAAAACGTTGTTTGTCACTTACTGCATAACTTGCTCCCAAGTAATATGCCCAAGCGTCTGTCCACGTTCCGTCAATAATACCATCACCTGTTTTACGAACAATTGTTCCACTTAAAGCTAACTTGTCGTTTAAAATAAGACCAGTATTGTAGTTAAAAGTAGTTTTTATAAAACCACCTTCACCTGCTTCTTGTTTGAACTTTCCACCCTTTTCAAAAGATGTTGGGTCGGTTATGATATTCATTGTTCCACCGATTGATGGTGTTGCTAGATTTACTGCTGATAGTCCTCTTTGAACTTGGATTGAAGCTGCTGTGTCTCCTACTCCGTCCCAATTAGACCAGTATACCCAACCATTTTCCATATCGTTTTGTGGAACTCCGTTTATCATTACTGCGATGTTTCTTTGATTGAAACCACGTATGTTGATACGAGCATCACCCGCACCACCACCTTGTTGTGTTGCATATACACTTGGTGTAGTGTTAAGAATCATTGGAATATCTTGTGAACCAAGACGAGTTTCAAATTCTTCTTTTGTTACATTAGTGAAAGCAACTGGTGTTTTGTCAGATGCTCTTGAAGCCAAAACTTCAACATCTGATAATGCAAGTCCACCAACTTCAAGAATGAAGTGGGTCATTACATCTTCTTCACCAACAACTATTGTTTTAGTTATCGGCGAATAACCTATGAAAGAAGCTGTTAGTTCGTATGAACCTGCTGGTACACTTATCATTGCGTAAGCACCACTATCATTAGCGATGTCACCCAAATCTGTACCTACAAGAACGACATTAGCGCCTTCAAGTGGTCTTGAGTTAGCATCATATACGGTTCCCATTATTGATTGTGCGAACAATCCTGTGGTTACCATAAACAATACTATAAGATTACGAATATTCATAATCGTTTCTCCTTGTTTGTTTCTGTGATGACACATTTTTATACTGGTGTGTCGTCTGCCAGTTAAGAAAATTTAATTCTCACTTGTTAATTCTTCTCCAGGTATTTCACAACTATCGTTGTTGCAGAACTTATCAACTTCTGCTTCTTCATTCTTGATAACACCGAATGATAATTTACCTAATTTTTTAACTTGTTTATTGTATTCCTTTTCTTCAATAGCTTCGTAAGGCATTTGTGGGTATGCTCCGTAATCGTGTCTTGGTAATAAACTTATTCCTTTTAAGTGGTATTGGAAGTAATTTAATACAAATGGAATTTCTTTTCCTTCTGTTTCAGGGTCGAATGTCACAGTACAACTAACCTGATTGTCTGCCCAATGTCTTTGTAGGAATGCTGCTAAACTGAATTGTTCCCAAATGGATAATTCTGCTGCAGTTCTTATTCCTTCACCGACATCTACTGGCACTTCAGCGACTAATGTTGAGTCTTCTGACCCAAACGCTGGTTCAATTTTATAACCTGCTTTTTTTAGGGGTTCTACTAATTCCGAATTAATTGATAATCTAATTCGTCTTGTGTAAAATCTCGATTCTGGATAATGTAAACCTGGTGTTGCTCCGGCTAATAAAGAAACCGTTCCACTTGGTTTAACTGATGTAGTCTTGATACTTCTTGGTATTGCGAACCAATCACTATACATCTTATCCCACTCTTGAATGGTATCGTATCCACCCTCTAACCAATCTCTAAATTCATTTAGTCCACGATTAGTTATGAATTGTGCGACACCACTAACTGAACAACCGATTCTTCTGTTTCTCAACATAACTCTATTGGTGTCTGACCAATGTGTTCTACCGAGTGTTACGGTTTTTGCATATAGATATGCATACTTGAGTGTTCTTTTGTAGTCTTCTAAATCGTCGTGATTGTCTGGAAATGTTTCTACTAAACAACACAATTCATATGATTCTAATGATTGTTCCAAACAAGGATTACCACCCATTACTCTGTGGTCTTTATTATCTCCTCCGTTTTTCATACGAGAATAATGTCTCATATTGTCTAACCAAGCTAATCCTGGTTCTCCATTATCTACGATTCGTTTTGAAACTTCTGTATAATCCATACCGAGTTCTGCAAATATTGAGTTGTTTGATGTCCAACCATATTGGTCTCTATGTGGATTTACTTTATAATTCTTTAAGTCTAAGTATTCTTCTGAATCAGCGTCACCAAATACAATCTCAGCAGTTCTTCTTACATTACCTGCCACAACACACTTACCGATTAAATTCATAATATCTACGATGGTTGTTATTGTGATTGGTTGTCCTGAATTTCCCTCTAATACTTGTCTAATACTTTCGTGGACTTCTTCTAATGGTTCTGGTCCTGATGATACTCCACCAAATCCCTTGATTGGTTCACCTGCTAATCTAATTAAACTATAATCAAATACAACTTCTCCTTGTCCGTGAAAGTAACTTTCTAATAAGTGTTGTAATGATTCAACCCAACCCTCACGAGTATCTGGTATTTGGAAATTTTGTTCATCTCTTTTGATATCAACACCTTTAACGATAATTTCCCCCGCTCCTTTAGTATCGAATCCTACTCCAACACCTAACATTGAGGCGTCCATTAAGAAACAAAATGGTTTTGAATAGTCGTCTTTAATTGTTTTTGTTGATACGAATGCACAATTGTTTAGAGCTGCATACAATCCTTTTTCTTCTGTGATTGCTGTTCCCATAGCCCATAAACCACGACCTGGTGGTAAGAACTTCATATTGAAAATTCTATCATACATTTCTTGTGCGGATTTCTGTGCTTGCCAGGGATTCCAACCTAATTGATGAGATTCAATGTGATTCATTTGCATTGAATATGTTCCCTCTACAACCCTTTGGACGGTTTCCCACCATCTTTCATTTTTTCCGTCTGGTTTAATTCTTGAATAGGTACGCATATAAACTAATTCACCTAATCCGTTGAAACCGAATGGTGCTTTCTTTCTTTTGTACTTACTGATAAAGTTTTCTGATAACTTAAACATTTTATTTGTCCTTCATTTTTCTCTTTTTTTCTTCCTAATATAAGTAGGATATATATAGATTAAAAACGAGATTATTTTAAATTCTTTGAAGTTCTATTAAATTAATCTTAGAAGTTTTATTCAAATCCATCAGTTTCAAAATTATCAAAATCTTTCTTCTTTTGAGCTAATGTTTTTCTCATATACTCCTCTGCATTATCCATTTTTCCTTGGGTCTGTCTACCTTCTTGTGTACTGGTTTCATAGATTTGTATGAATCCTGTGTTGGTATTGATGGTTGCTGGAAAGGTTATTCCGTCTGGTCCAAATCTATTTTTAATCACGTGGAATCTACCTGTGTTTGCTATCTTGTCTTCAACTTTTCTACTCATAGACATAACAAAATCTGCCGTCATTACCTTGCTGTAATCTTCCGATACTTTATCTGCTCCAATCACATCTTCTTCCAAAGATGAACGATTTGCCTGTGATGCCGTCCATATCGGTATATCAAACTCACCAGCTATACCTCTTAATTCTTCGTATATTAATCCTATTGCGTGTCTTTTTTCTGTAAAATGTTGTGTTGACTTCATAATATCTGCATAGTCAACCAATACTATATCTGGTTTTATACCTTGTAATTCACATTGTTGTAAGTGTGCAGATACTGTGTTGACACTTGCACTTCTTGTTGGGTAATATTTAATTACTAACTCACCCTTTAATTGATTAATCTTTTTTAATACCTCTTCTTTGTGGTATTGTAAATTTGCTGTTGGTTGTCCTGATACAATGGTATCATATCTCAATCCAACATATTGTGCATTTAACTCTAATGTATAATGTATTACGGTTTTACCTTGACGAACTGCGTCTGCTCCGATTGCTTGTAGTGTCCAAGATTTACCAATACCTGCTGGTGCAACTATCACTCCAAGTTCCCCACCTGCTAAACCTCCGTCCATTAATTCATTAACACTATCCCACTTCGTTGGAACACACTTTCTTGATTGTTGTGTCATTCGTTCTTCAAAACCAGTATTGTATTCGTGTCCGATATCTCTTTCAACTCCTGCTCTCATAGCAGTATCAATCACACCTTTTATCTTATCGTATTGTTGAGTATCCAATAACTCTACTGAATCCATAATTGCTGCTTTGATAACTTGATTCCTACAAAACTCTAATGTTTTTTCTTGAACGAATTCCAAGTCTGGTGATTCTCTAAAGTTCCAAGCATTTCTCAAACTATCCACTACTGATGTTTTTAATGTATCGTTATCCACATCATCAATCAATACTTTCATAGCTTCCATTGTTGGTGGGATTTTGTAGTGGTCGAAATACTTTTTAATTTCTTTAATCAAATATTTGTTTGAGTCTGCGTCAAAATAACTTGTTTCCAATATATCATACACGGTTTTGATGAACTTATTGTTCAACAACAATGATGTGATGATTTTTGATTGGAAAGATGTTCCGTATTGTATTAGTGATTCGTTTTTGCTCATAACCTTATAATATTAAATATCAATTTCTCCGTACAAAGCATTAGCTTTTTTTTCATATAACTCATTTCTTTTTTTCTCTCTGTACTTTTCTCTTGCTTTCTGTTTAATTTTTTCTTTATTGCGTAAGTAATGGTCCATTTGCCACTTTCTTTGAGCTTCTCGTCTTTCTTTTTCAGTATGATATTTACGCTTTCTACCCACTAAATTTTTCCCATAGTTTTAATGGTTCTAATCTTTTCTGTATAATCTCACAATACTCTTTTGAGATTTCACTACCGATATAATTTCTATTATTTTCCATACACATTTTTGCTGTTGTTCCACTTCCCATAAAACAATCATATACTAAATCACCTTCATTAGTCCAACTCACTATGTGGTCTTTTGCTAGTTTTTCAGGAAATATTGCGGGATGCTCAAAGGCAACGTCATCCGAGGAAGAGTGTCCCTTGCCTACATCATATTCCCATATATTTGTTCTTCTTCCATACTCTTCATAACCTGCCCTTTCAATTTTTTTTAAACTTCCATCTGTCAGTCTTTTTGTCCCTCGGTCTCCCTTTCTGCTTTCCTTATTCTTTCTATCTTTAATTAAATTTATTGTATTTGGTGTTCCCTTACTAAATACAAACATATATTCAAAAGTTTGCCAATAAGTTTTATTGTTGCCTACTGCTCCTCGAGGTTTCTTTGCATATATCATTGTGTCAAATAAATTAAATCCCACTTCTTTGAAAAATAGTGCTTGTTTGAATGATGTTCCTGTTTCACTTCCTTTGATTGTCGCATCTCCAATCACCCAAACTACAACTCCACCTGGTTTTGTTACACGATATAGTTCATCTGCTATTTTTTCAAACTCAAAACTAAATCCTTTGTATTCTCTTAAATTATCATATGGTGGTGAAGTTAATGTCATATCCACGAAATCATCTGGCATTTCTTTCATTGTATCTAAGCAATTTTTATTATATGTTTTGTTTAATTCTATCACCTATGAGTCTCCTCTGCCATAAAATTTAATTTATTGAATGTAGTTGCTAACCAACTATTCAGATTAGGTAATGCCTGATACAACTTATCTTCTAAAAACATCTTTTGAAATCTATGTTTGATTACTCGTTGGATTGGTCGTTCAACTATTTCCTTTACTTTTAATTTTGTGTGTCCAGTTATAATTCCGTCTTCTAAATCCATAAGTCGTTTGTTCATATCTAATAAATCTTTTGATTGTAATATCTTTTCACACAATGGAACTTTCTGTGTTTCTGCACTTCTGTAAATGTCTTCCAATGTATACTTGTCTTCTGTTCCCATAAATGGAAATAACTTGATTAAAGTTTTCATTCCAATACCATTTACGCCTGGTATTCCATCTGACTTATCTCCGTCAAACATTCTGAATAATAAAAAGTTACTTGGGTGTATTCCGTATTCTTCAAATACTTTGTCCTCATCATACATCTTTTTCTTAGTAGGTGAATACACTCTTGTGGTCTTATCGACCAATTGTAAAAAGTCTTTGTCTGTTGAGACGATTGTGGTTTTGTTATTTTTGTATATGTGTTTAGAAAGGTATCCGATTACATCATCTGCCTCACAATTTTCCATATTCATAATTGATATCGGTAAACACTCCAAATACTCTACAACACGATTGAGTTGTCGTATCATCATTTGTTGTTCTTCATTACGAGTTAAAGTAGTGTGTGCTCGATTTAAACGATACGACATCTTTCTTCCCATTTTGTATTCTGGGAAAATCTTTCTACGGCGGTTAGACCCACCTTTACCGTCAAACACAACGATAATTCGGGTAGGTCTAATCATATTAATATTGAAAGCTAATGACCTTAAAAAACCAACTATTCCACCAACGTGAACTCCGTCCTCATTAGTAGTTGGTATGGCTGAAAATACTCGTATGAATAAATTCATGCCGTCAATCAACATAACCGAGTCATTAGGTTTTCCATTATCTATTTCGCCGCCAGATTCTTTTATTTGATTCAGAATCGATAGGTGTCTTTTGTTAATCACCAAGGACCTCATCTGTAAACTCTACATCATCAATACCAAGTTTTTCTTTGTATTTTAATATAACCTTATCACAAATGAGTTGATAAACATATTCTCTTAGTTCGTCATTTTTGGTAATTAATTCTTCCCAATCTTTTGACATAAACTTATGTTCATCTCCGTTTTGGTCCACTAATGTATACCAAGCACCACCCGACTTAACGAGTTTATGCTCTTTCATTGCGGTTAACCAACCACCATAGTTGTCAATACCTCTATCGAAATACATATCATAGTCTGCGTGTCTCAAAGGTGGTCCTAATCTATTCTTGACAATCTGTGCTCTACACTTCATACCAAGGACATTCTTTTTAGTGTCTTTGATTTGACCCATATTCTTTAGTCTGATTCGTGTTGATGCGTGGAATGGTAATGCTTTTCCACCACTTGTTGTCCAAGGGTCTCCGAACATTACTCCGAGTTTTTGTCTTAATTGATTAGTGAATACCAAAGCTACATTATGTTTTCCAATCATTTGAGTGATTTTTCTCATAGCTTTTGATATAATGATTGCCTTTGAAGTTGCCCAACCATCTTTGTCGTAGTCGGCTTCCATTTCAACTTTCGTTGATGCGGCTGCCAATGAGTCAACCAATATCGTTACACATCTATCTTTATCAGATGACCTGACTTGTGTTACGATTTCTTCGATTGCCTCAAAGATTTCTTCTACGGTTTCTAAATGTAAATATAACATCTTATTTAAATCTAAACCAATGACTTCCATAAACTCTTGACTGACTGATGTTTCAGTATCTATATAAACTGCTACTCCGTCTTTCTTTTGAGTTTCTGCTAAGATGTGTGCACCAAGTAGAGATTTACCACTTGATTCTAATCCATTGATTTCTGTAATTCTACCAACTGCGATACCTCCATCTGGTCTATTTGATATAGCCAAATCTAATGTGGAACTACCCGTTGAGATAAATTCCCTAATATCTGTTGGTGTGGTATCACTTCCGTCTAAGAAGTATGCCACTTTGTTTGTGTCTTTGAATTTTTTATTCAAAGAGTCGGCTAATGTTTTAGCCAATACATCAGTTACTGACATTCTTTTACTCCGTTTTAAATGGGGATTGATTGTTCAACCCCCATATTGTGTTATTATTTACGAATTGAATAATTCATCAAAAGCTTCTGAAGTGTCTTTCACTTTAGAAGTTCCTAAGTCAGAAGTTGAAACACTTTCTTGTTTCACTTCTTCTGTTGAGTCTTCATTTGGATTTAACCATTCGTTTAGAACATTGGTTAAGTCGTCATAAGACTGCTCTTGATAAATTTCAGTAATGTCTTTTTGTGATGTCTTGACTTTTTCAAGCACTGCTGGTTCGTCAGAGATTGGTGTTTGATTAGGTTTCACTCTAATGTTTGTTTTAGGGAAACTTGCTCCACTTTCTTCTGCCGAGATGAACTCAACCACTACATCACGACCATTAACTGCGTCTGTTATGTCACCATAATCTGGGTCAGCTATGATTGATAGTAGTTCTTGGTAAACCGTTTTACCGAATCCCCAAAATTTAACACCTTGTGATTCTTCACCTCTAACGATAACTGGTGCAAAGGTTCTCATCTTTGCTTCCAATTTCTTAGACAATTGATAATCTTCTTTATTACCACTTGCTTTGAGTTTTTGTGCGAACTCTTCAATTGGGTCTGGACGACCAAAACTGATTGGTGATAAATAAGAACGATTGTTCAGATTGTAGTGAAAGAATAATTCAATGAAAGGATTATCTTTATTGAATGCGTAAGGCACTATACGAATTTGGGTTTTGCCAGGTTGTGGCTTCCATAAACTTGATGTGCGATTGTTTGTGGTCTGTAATTGACCGAGACGTTTGCGAATTGCATTTAAGTCCATTTGTTATCTCCTATTTATTATTTTTTAATTGTCATTTGTTAATCAAGTATAACCTTGATACAATAATATATATCAACGAAATTCATAAAAACATACTTTTTTTTTATTTTTTTAAAGAAAAAGCCCCATTGTTTTTAAAGTTTGTATAAAAGGTGGAAACTAAAAATCGTTGGGGCTTTAAATGTTTGGAATTTTATTGGGGATGCGAGATTAATGATTACTCACAATTTCCGTCTTGGATTTTTTCATACTCTATACTTTGTATCTATCAGTTACGATAGTTCATCTCAAGGCGGTTATTCCTCATTGATGTGAATACAACTTCTATACAAATGCTTTATCTCTCCAAGTTTAGATTGTTCAGCCATTAAGTAGGATTTCAGTTTTACCCTTACCCACAATAGAGTCATAAGAATCATCTTATCTGTTTTACGGAAATACATTAGACAATATCTGTCGATATAGATAGTTAAAATATTTTCCAACTATCAAGTCACCACAACTTTGTCTGGATTACTTTATGGGCTTCGAATGTCTACCCATTTTTCAGTCAATCCCATAGAAACACCCGTCGGTGTTGCTACTTTCCAATTCCAAATTGTCAAAAAACTAATACTAAAACTACTTAGTATATTTATATATATTAAACAAAAATCCCAAAATGTATTTTTTTTGAGATTTTTTTAATTTTTCTAAGAAGTTTCTCTTTCAGACCAAGAACGAACTTCAGAAACGCTGTTTTGTATTTCAGCTTTCTTTTCAAAGAACTCTTTAAAATCTGCCCACTTCTTTGTATTAGCAAGTCTGGTAGATTTATTAGCCATAGTTTTGATTTTCTTAGATGTCAATGTTTTGTTTTTAAGTAAAGAACTCCTAAGTGCTTCCACATCAAGAGTCATTGTCATCTTATTCTTATGTCCTTTTACTTGTCCAACTACTTTTAGTATCATAGTTGAAACTCCTTTCGTTAAATTAAATAAAATAAAAAATTAAAATCTTCGGTAGTTCTCTCATCACCCCTTGACACCCAGTCGGCAACAAACCCCAAGTAATATTTCTAAAACAAGTATCTGATTTGATGTCTATCCTTCTGGCATATCGGAACAAACCACACAATGTTTCCAAAGTGATTCTGTTTGTTTTGTTTACCTAACCACCTGTCTTATCGCCGTTAACATCGCCCCGTTGGACACGATAAGATTTCCGTGATGAATTTACTACCAATTTTCAAAAAACTTACATAATAATATAAGAACAAAAAATGAAAAAGTCAAGTATTTTCTTAACTTTTTTTTCCTACATCAATTATCAAAAAACTTACACCTTAATATACTACAATGTATTGTAAAAGTCAAGCTTTTTATTTATTTTTTTCCCCAAACTGATGTATCTATGATTTGGAATATCTTTGTTGGTATTTTTTGTAAACCGATTTCGTTTGTGAGTAGTAGTGTATTGGAAAACTCATTCCAATCCACCATATAAGATTTGTCTAACACGCCATCATTCTTTTCTCTGATGACTTCATTCAATGCATTGATTGTGTATAGAGTATTACTTTGTTTCTTTCTGTGAAGTGATATGGTATCAATAATGTTTTCTTGATAGTCGGGTTGGTGTTCAACATTGTATGTGCAGATTAATTGATTTAATTCATTGATGTTTTGAAACACATATATCTTTTCATACAATACATCATTACACGTTACAACGATATCTACGACTTCGTTGAGTTTTTGTTTGGTGGTGAATGTGCATAGTAATTGAGTTCTCATTATGATTTCCTTTGAGCAGATTTTCTTTTTGAATATTTATTTTTAATACAACTTATCAAGTCATCACCTAAACCACCTGCTATTTTTTTAGCATCACCGGCACTTCTCCAAGTATCTTCTGCTAATGAATTGGTTTTCTCTCCGTCTTTACCTCTAATATTAACTGCGTTTGTATCGGCGTCAATTTTAAGGTTCTTCTCTAAATGTTCTTGTAAACCTTTTCTCCACTCTTTATTAGGTGGATTTGATTCCTCTGGATAACCTGAAAGTTCACCAAGACAACTTCTAAATTCTGCAGGTTTTAAATTATAACCACCTATGTTAATGCTTTTCTTTCCGTCTAAATTATCTATGTAAGTGTCCCAATGCATACCTGTCATAAAAGATTTTACATAACCTCTGACGTGTGGTCCGTTTTCTGTCTCACCTGTAATCTCATTAGTTTCAGGTGGATTTTTTTCGTGATATTTTTTATCTGCTTCAATGGCTGAACTAACAACTTTTTCGTGTGCTCGTTCCATAGCGGTTTTATAATCATCATTTAACTTACCTGCTTGTTGTAAATTTTCACTTTCTCTAATTTGTTTTAATTCTTCAGCTGTATAAACTCCATCACTTCTTTCTTCTATTTCTTTATAAATGTCCTCATCTGACATATCTGGATTTTGTTTTTTAATATCTTCAAATCTACCATTTACCTCATTATAAATCTGACCTACTTTGTTAAGGAACTTTCCGTGTGTTCCCCAACTTCCTTCTCCACTTTTATTTACTTCTTGTATGGCAATTATTACTTGTTCATCAGAATATTCACCCTCTGGTGTGTCAGGATAAAGTTCTTTTAGTTTGGCTTGTGTTTTTTTGTGAGTTTTAGCTTTCTCAAAATATGCGTCTTCGTTTTGAAATACTGACCTTGCTGGTAATCTTTTTGCCACAATAGACATTCCACCAGAGTCTGCTCCGTTTCCAGAACTATCTCCTTGTGTGGTTTCTATGTTTGCACCTTTACCATTCATTAAACTTTCTGCCGCATTAACTGAAATTTCCGTTGCTTCTTTCTGACCTTTATTAATAACTCCTGCAACTTCTTTTTCATTCATACCTGTAAAATCTCCCGAGTCTGCTAATTCACTCATAGTTTTTAATACTTCGGGTATTCTTGCTTCTGCTGTTGAATTCCATTGTGGGTCTTTCATAGATTTAGTTTTTTTATTTGATGTATTAAGAAATCTTACATTTCCATCTTTATCATACCAAATAGTTCCTGTATCGTGGTCTGACATACCGTCATCAAAATTTTTCAGTTGTTCTTCGTGATGTTTTTGACATTTCTTTTTTTCTTCACCCGATAAGAATTTACACTTTCTTGCTTCTTCTGTTAGTGTGTCTCTAACCAATTTTTGATTTGCTTTTGTCATAAGCATTGATTGTGGTGTAGTTCCCTCTAATATTCCACCATAATCAGGGTCGTTTTCTATATCCTCTGCGGTTGAACGGCCGGTGTCAAATCCAGTTCTTAACCAATCTTTTTGAGATTCCTTTTCTTTTTTGGTCTTGAACTTATCTTTTTGAACCTCAGTTCCTTCGTGTTCTTCCATTTTAGAATCAACCCAAGTTTCTCTACGAGCCAATTCATTCACAATCATTTCTTTTTGTTTAGAGTCATTGTCATCATAAGGGTCTATACCGAGTTCTTGTGCATAAGCTTCTCGTTTTGTCTTTTGATTTCCTTGATTAAATCTGTCTATATGTTCTGGTTTTGGTGTTGGTTTTGATGGTTTTTCGCCAAATTTAGATAAATTTCCGTTAAAGAAATCATTGGTTGCTTCTGAACCATTTGTTTCTCCGTATGTAGCTGCTCCACCACCAGGACCATATATTCCCTCATAAACACGAGCGTGTTCTTTACTTGTTATATCCGTAATAACTTTCATCTTATCTTGTGGATTTTTAGCATTACTTAATCTTTTTTCAATATCG